GACCGTTTCACCAGACGAAAGGGTCTATGACGAGTATCTCAGCGGCCGATGGATACTCACTAATGTTGTCCACGCCGTTTCACCACGACAATACACCACGACCTTTGACTGCGTGAAGGACTCCACACCCATACCGTACGTGAGCGGAGCCATACCACTAGAGAGTAACAAGGAACCTGAACCACAAACATCAACACTAAACACACCAGGTGATGACCCACACGAATAGAGGAGAACATACACTATGAAAACTGCAAACAACCAACACGAAGAATCCTTACACGCCAACAAAGGCGGACGAAAAATGCCATCCATGAACTCATACATTAATGCAAAGAAAGAGTATCGAGGATTCATGGCGACCCACAGCACCAATGAAGACAGAGGCTTCAACATATACTATGATGGTATGCCAGGTGGACAAGAACGAACGATTGAATATGCACAAGCATTACTAAAGAATGGCTATGACATTGAATGGAGTAACAACGAATCAACCTTAAAGGAGAACCAAGATGAAAAACTTAACACACCTAAAGAGAAAATTCAAGAAACTGCACAACAAAGTCGAGGCACTGCAGGAGTTACGGACAAGGGAGAAGCGAGTAGGTCTCCTGACACAAATTCAGAGCTTAAAGAAAGAGAAATTGAGGTTGAAGGATGAGATACATAGATTGGATGTTGAGGAGAATAAACATACTGCGTAACAGTAATATACTAGACTTTCCTTATGAAAAACAGTTTGCATACAAAGTAAATAGTTTGCATACAACAGGTGTCGCAAAGGTCAAAAGGAATATGATGTCTAGTCCCATAAAACTGGCACTTTACGAACCAAAAAGGAAATAAAGATGAAAGATTTTTGGATAGGTTGCATAGAAGACCGTAATGACCCGGCGAAAGTCGGGCGCTTCAGGGTTCGCATACTAGGGTTGCATACAGAAGACAAGGTGAAATTACCCACCAAGGACCTGCCGTGGTGCCCCGTTATTGCACCTGATGGCGGCAACTCCGGGATGGGTACGACCCCTCCGTTTTTTGTCGAAGGCACTTGGGTGTTATTATCCTTCAGGGATAAGGACAGGCAAGAGCCAATGATACATGGTGCAATCGCCGGCAAACCTTCAGTAGCTGGAACAGCGGAAGAAACCGCCGGCTTTTTCGACCCGGAGGGCAAATACCCCCTTAAAGCGGATGAGCCCGACATGCACGAAGTAGCCCGAGGCGTTTTGACTGCAACTAACCCCGTAGCCCGAGATGCGTTAAGGGAAACAGGCGTAGCCACAGCGGATTTTGACGGCTACACTATACCCAATACAACACCAAGTGACACATCCGTAGCTGGCTCTGACGGTGGTACCTTCGATATGCCCCTAGTCGTATCAGGAACCTATGCTCCATCTTACCCCTTCAACCACGTTTTTGCCACGGAGAGCGGCCATATGTTAGAATTTGACGATACTTCAGAGCAAGAGCGTGTTCACTTGAGCCACATGTCAGGAAGCTATATGGAATGGCAAGCCTCCGGAACCAAGACGGCCGTGACAGTCATGGATGCGTATGACATAGTGAAAGGTGACCAGTTTATCCATATTGGCGGGGCTAAGGTGGAAACTTTGGATGGAAGCTTCAAGTTAAAAGTCAATAAAGGAAACACCGCAGGCGCTCATTACGACATAGAGGTTGGTTCAGGTGCCTCGCTTAACATTATGGTTCGTGATGGTTCGTTGAATATGAATGTAAAGGGTGATGTCAACCAAAACATAGATGGTGACTTGAACGCTAGTATGGACAACTTCAGGGTTGACGCTAGTAACAAGGTGACCATCACAGCGGGCAGTACCTTGACATTGACAGGTGGTGATGTGGACATTAATGGTGACCCAATTAATTTAAATTAAAAATTTTAAATTAGCTATCGTATATTAAAACTGAAAAATAAATGTTAATCTATAAATGCAATAGACACTATCTCTGAACATACACCGTCAAAACTGGAGCAAACTAGCACACTTAAAAGTACTTATAAATATAGGAAAGATTATGAAAAAGTTATTGGATTGGTTTGATTGGATGGCGGTAGCAATTTAAAGGAGTTTAATTATGGCAGATACGAAGACAATTACGGTGGAGGATGATGGTGCGTTGACGATAGAGCAGACCTCTCAACCAGATACCATGGAGGGTGTCGAAGTTTCAGGATCAGGTTTCAAGTTGAACACAGGAATGGGATGGGGCGTGGATGTTTCGGTCGTTCTGATTGTTGTGGCTTGCTTGTATATCGGAAAGAAATACATAGATAAGAGATTTGCGAAGGAAGAAGTGAGACCTGTCGTGAAAAGAAAAAATAAAAAAACTAAAAAAAGAAAGAAGAAGAATTAAAATGACTACAGGAAAAATTAAATGGTTTAATCCAACCAGAGGATATGGATTCATTGAAAACGAAGGAAGTAAGGATGTCTTCCTGCACGTATCGGCTTTGGAAAAAGCGGGTATTGACACACTGCAAGAAGGAGAAGAAATAGAGTTCGACATAGGAGAGAACAAGGGAAAGGAAAATGCGATTAATGTCAGGAAAGTGGAGCCGGTGCAAAGAGCATAGTCCCATATGGATTTGCATTATAGTGTTGGCGGCGGTCATTGTCGCCTTATCAATGGAGTTAATATGAGAAATTTTATTTTTACGGACGGCAAGGAACTGAACGAAACAAAGAAAGCAGGAAGTTTCAAGAAAGCGGTCAAGGATTTCCAACGGAACTACAAAGGTGCATCCGTAAGGATATCCTACACGAACAAAGCGGGAAACGCTATTGACGATTGGATCAAGTTGCCCATTGGACGGAAGAAACGGGGCATTGGTGTACCCGAACCCTTTATGTCAGCGAAGATGAAGAAGAAAGAGGAAAACAAGAAATCGAAGAAGTATGGAACATGATAAGACTACTGGATTATTTTTATTACTTGTGCGAACATGGTGGGAGCAAGATAAGTAATTGGGCTTGGAATAAACGGTGGTGCTGTAGAAAAAAAGGAACAGGTTACAAAATTTGGTAGTTTCTTTACCTTTGAAAACCCTAAAGCAAAATCCCAATGTGGATGTGGTACTAGTTTTTCAATATAAATAATTTTGCGGTCTTGGTGAAACGGTAGACACGATAGATTCAAAATCTATTATTCGCAAGAATATGGAGGTTCAACTCCTTCAGACCGTACCATAGGGGTTACCTAGTTAGAGCGGACTACTAGAGTCCGCTCGCCCCACAACATATAGTATACAAAAAATATTATGGCAGATATACAAAAAATTTTTTCATTTTTATTGGTATAGGACATTAGAATACTATATACATATGCTACCTTTTCAAAAAATACTTAAATCGAAACACAATGATTTTCCCGAATACTATACAGAAATAGAATTAAAGAATCTCACCTACAAATGGGATAATGTTCCTGTAAACGAATGGATCGAATTTGCCGAAGAACATAAAATTCCTTACAAAAATTTATATGACGATTTAAAGAAAAAAGGATTGTTATATCCTGTCATTGTCCGGGAAACTCGGCCCGGCCTCATAAGAAAATGGCATTGTGGTGGTCGAAGAATCATATGGGCAAAAATAAATAGTTATACACACATTTCCGCATACAAGATTCCTGATTGGCAGACAAAGGAATCTCAACTACTCGGTGAAAAAATTTCAGCACGACAGTTCATTCAAATAGATTAGTGTATAAATAATAAGTTGATTTTATTCAAACAAAAAAAGGAGAAAATATGTTAGTTAGAGTTATTACTTTAACGGTTTTTGTATTGGCACTATTCTCTTATTCAGCATATGCTGATATAAGTATGTACGGTGCTTTTAATTATAAAATGTCCCATGATGAAAATACATCAGGGGTTGCCTATCATAAACTAGAAGATAACGGTTCAAAAATTGGATGGGATTTTTCATCCTCTTCCATTGACGGTTCTTCTCTTGGTGGTTTTGCAAAATTGGAAATTGGTGTTGATACAGACGATAGTGGTTCTGATACCTTCGATAGTAGGTTGGCATATGTCGGTCTATCCTCGAATGTCGGAGATATTTCACTTGGTCGTCAAAGTCATCCATTTACGGATAACATAGGTGGTAAAACAAATGTGTTTAATGTTTATGGATCAAGTGCTGACTTTAATTACGGTGTTCGCTCATCTAATAGTGTGGCATATAGTCATAGTGCAAATGGATTAACAGTAGATGCTTTGGCAATCGCTGACGGTTCATCTGGAGATGCTAATGCATTTGATGAATACGAATACACGATTTCTGCTGATGTTCTTGGCAGTTCCGTATCATTGGGTTTTGCTGATGATGTTGTAAATGACATTTCTTATTGGGGTGCAGCTGCAACAACAGAAGTAGGACCTATAACATTGGGTACATCTTATACTATCAAAGACACTACTACAGACCTTGCAGGTGTGGAAGTAACGGCGAAGATAGATAGATTTACCGTGGGATACGGTGATAAGGAAGGTACTGGAAATTATACAACAGTTGGTGTTTCACATAGTCTTGTAGACGATTTGTCTATATATGCGGAAACCCAATTAACTAGTCCTGACACAGGAATTGATACTCAATCATATTCTATTGGGACTAAATTTAGTTTTTAGTATAAATAAATAATATAAACATTTAAACAAGGAGATTAACGATATGGATAAATGGACAAAGGATCACGGTGCATGGAAAGATTACGGTCTTGATTTGTTATGTGTATGTCTGTGGACAGGTGTATTGGCGCCGATGCTAATTGTAAAATGGGGTTTAATTGCTTGGATTGTAAGCAACCTATGGAAAAGGTACCACGCCTAAACCATCATAGTAATCAATAACAAAAAGGAAAAATCATGCGTGACTTAACGAAGAATCGTTTGATGAGAATTATTTACATTTTAATTGTTGTTGGTGCATTTTGGTCGGGTCACAAGTATGGTGAGCAAGCCGCTGTGATGTATGATGACTTACCTATACCAAAAGTAAGTTTTGAAATGCCTAGTGCTTCACAGTAGCACAACAACTGAATAGATAAAATAAAAAACCCTCCGTAATTGGAGGGTTTTTTCAGCTATGACAAAGAGCTATTTAATAATTATTTTATACATCTCTATAATTCTTTTGTCCATAATATATGTTATCTTCCCACCCTTGTTTTTTATTCTTACCTTTCATACTTAATT